AACCCATACATTGGTGTAAGCCCGATTGGTGTTCACCGTCATGCGCTCGGTAATGCCATTGCACAACAAGAGTTCTCAGGCAGGTTCTTTGCAAATGATGGTTCACCTGGTGGTGTGATCAGCGTTACCGGCCAGATGACAAAGGAAAAGCGCGAAGAGATCCGTGAAGCTTGGGAATCAAGGCATCGTGGCAACAGTGCCTCGCATCGAGTAGCCGTCCTCACGGGTGGAGCTACGTTTGACACGGTTGGCATCAACCTTCGGGATGCACAGTTCATTGAGGGTCAGGAAGCATCCGCCCGCGATATTTGTCGCATCTTTGGTGTTCCCGCTGGAATGCTTGACGCTCAAGCATTTAACTCGCGCACCACACCAGAAGAAGACATGAGCCGGTTCCTGTTGCGCCTCACACCGTGGTTACGTCGCGTCGAAAGTGCTGTTGAAACCGACAAGGACTTGTTCCCAGACGTTGATGTTCCCGGCGAACCCGACAATGACCCGTGTGTTCGCTTTGAAACCAACCATCTCGTCAGAGCTGACATTAGTGCTCGATTTGGCGCGTTTACATCAGCTCGCCAGGGCGGTTGGATGAGTGCCAACGAGATTCGTGAAATGGAAAACCTGCCACCCGTTGAGGGTGGTGACACCGTTCAAGTCACACCAGTGGGCGGCGCACCTAACCCTGACGGTAGCGCCCCCGTCAACCCTGTCACTGAGGAGCCAGTATGAGCCTTTTGGAGCCGAACGAACCGGCTATCACCCGCGATGATTGTGTTGAAGAGCTCGTTGAGACTCTTGCTGATGTAACCAGCTTGTGGTTTCGCGCTCATTCCCATCATTGGAATGTGAAAGGCCCAGCGTTTGGTGCTTATCACGAACTCTTTGGACAGATTTACAGTGATGTGTTTGATTCCATTGACCCGTGGGCAGAGCAACTGTTGAAGCTTGGTTTTGATGCTCCAGCGAGCCTTGGTGAAATTGTTGACCGAAGCTCTCTTATCACTCCGGTGGTTGCCACGGATGATCCGGTGGCGCTTGCCGCTGACTTGTTTGAGCTCAACTCAATGGTGATTGTGGGCATTGAGGAAACGTTTGATGCTGCGAATGCTATTGACGAGCAGGGGCTCGCTAACTTTGCGGCGGAGCGCCTTGACGCGCATAAAAAGTGGGCTTGGCAGTTGTCACGGTCTATTAGTAGTCCGTCTGAAACGCCTGTGAGCGCACCTCAAAGCCCTGTTGAGAGTGTTGAGGGTGAAACCCCGGAACGGTCAATGGAGGTGTTTGCGCGCCGTGCTGTTGTTGAGGGTCGTGAACGCCTTGTCGTTGACCTTTCAAACATTGAGATTCGTAGTGCGGGTGAAGAGGGTGGCCCTGCAGCCGGCTATTACAACCTGCGCGGTCATGCCGCAATTTTCAACCATGACAGTCACGACCTGGGCGGATTCATTGAGCGCCTTGAGCCGGGTGCTTTTGCTGGCGCGTTGAAGGACAGTCGAGTTCACTTGTTGTTCAACCATGACAGCAACTATCCACTTGCCAGCACGGACAGTGGAACCCTTGAACTTCGGGAGGACGAGTTTGGCCTGCAAGTGTGGGCAAAGATTCCCGAAGAGCTCTCGTATGCCCGTGACCTAAAGATCCTGATGCAGTCGGGTATCGCACGGGATATGAGCTTTGCGTTCACCCTTCCAGAGGATGGCAGTGGTGAAACGTGGACTCGTAGTGATGATGGAACCAATCTTCGAACGATCAGTCGCATTGAAGCCCTATACGATGTTTCAGCCGTAGTTAGGGGTGCTTATGGTGCTCCTAGTTATGACATGAGAAACGTGTTGGGTGCGGCTGTCGAAGCTGGTCGCCTTCCAGTGGAAGGGACTGAGCCCGTCGCACAGGATGTTTCTGTGGACGTGACACCTGTTGCCGAACCGGAAACGGACGGAATGGGTGTGGAGCGGTCGCAGCAGACCGACGTTTTGCGTGAAAAGCGTCAGCGAAAGCTGAAACTTGCGCGTAAACGAACCCGATAAACACACTGACCAAGAAAGGACTTGTCTCTATGTCTGAGATCAAGACCCTGAAGGTTGCCGTGCGCGACGCTTTCTCAGCAATGGAATCAGCTTCGGCTGCCCTTGATGCTGTTGATGGTGATGCACCGGACACCAATGTTGAAGAACTCGAAGCAGCTTTTGTTGCTGCCGAGCGCAGTCATGAAGTAGCCGTTGAAAAGCTTGAGCGCGCTGAGAAGCTCGTTTCTGCTCGCGGTGCATTGCCTGTTGAGCCTGCAGCTGACACTTCTGAAGTTGTTGAGGAGCGTGGCGTGAAGGTTGGAAAGCAGGAGCTTGTTTACCGTGCGGACTTCGGTTCACCATCATTCTTCCATGACGTTTATGACGCTACGAAGGGTGACTCTCGCGCAGGCGAGCGCCTTGCAGCCCATCACAAGCAGGTCAGTGAAGAGCGCGCAAGCACTGGTATCAACAGCACTGACACGTCAGGTGGAGAATTTGTACCTCCAATCTGGCTTTTAAATGAATTCGTGCGCGTAGCTCGTGCCGGTCGTCCAACAGCTAACGCTGTGAACCGTCGCCCACTGCCACCAGGCACTGACTCAATCAACCTTCCAAAGATCACGTCGGGTACTGCAGTAGCAGCCCAGCAGGATCTTGGAACGATCACGCCAACTGATCCTGTCACGTCGAGTGTGAGCATTCCAGTTATCACACAGGCTGGCAATCAGGATCTCTCACGTCAGGCATTTGAGCGGTCAGCCGCTGCTGGTGCTGGACTTGAGCAGATTCTTGGTGAGGATCTCCTTGCCGAGTACGCAAAGCAGGTTGACGTTCAGGTTCTCAGTGGTTCCGGTTCATCCGGGCAGGCTCAGGGCATTGTGAACGTCTCCAGCCCGAACACTGTTGCTTACACGACGAGCTCGCCAGTAGTTGCTGGCTCGGCGACCGCAGCAGACAACCTGTACAGCAAGATTGCTAACGCAATTCAGCTGGTACACGCCAACAGGTTCCTTCCACCATCAGCGATCATCATGCACCCACGTCGGTTTGCATGGATCACTGCTGCAGCTGACACCACTGGTCGTCCGCTCGTTTCACCGCTGGCAACAGCAGTGAACCCTGCTGGCATCCTCGGTGATGTTGCTTCGGAGAACATTGTTGGTCAGATTCAGGGTGTTCCCGTCATAGTTGATGCGAACATTCCAACGAACACTGGTGCTGGCACCAACCAGGACACGATTATCGTGACCCGGCTTGAGGATCAGTACCTGTTCGAGAGTGCTCCTGTTGTGCGCGTCTTCGAGCAGGCTCTTACGAGCACTGCCGCGATTCGCCTGCAAATCTTCGGTTACTTGGCATTCACTGCCGCACGTTATGCGAAGAGCACTTCCCTGATCACCGGGACAGGATTGGTTACTCCCAGCTTCTGATCAGTAAACGCATGATCTCCGGTCATCCCCAGCGTGGGATGGCCGGCGGTTGTGACTTTCTTTCAATCTTCTAAAACGGGAGGCTTCAATGCCCGAGTTCATCAACGATCAGAAACGCGCAGATTACATTGGCGCTCTACTCACAGCCCGTGAGTTTGCCGTGCGCGAAGGTCAACCCACCACGGATGTTGATGCAGAGCTCTCACGCCTTGACGCGAAGCCAAAGGCAAAGCGCGCTGAGAAGCGTCCTGCAGCAACAGCTAAAGAAACAAGGTAGTCATGGCATATCCTGACCTGACCACGCGAAAGGCAGTGCGAGCGTTCTTGCAGAAGCCTTCGGGTGACACTGCTCAGGATGCAATGATTGACAGTCTCATTAGCAGGGCTAGCACTGCGATCATGCGCTATACGGATCGTGAGTTTGTTAGCAACAATCCGGGGTCGTCGGGTAGTCCTGTCGCCCGCGATTTCGAGTTGGAGATTCAACGCGATGGGTGGCTTGACCTCGCCCCGTATGATGCGGTTGAAGGGTCAATTACCCAAGTTCAAATTGACACTGATCTGACAAC